AAGGCGAATCTTCTTTGACGATGTAGAACGTGTAGCAGGTGCGACGACCGTGCTTGGTTTTGCAGAGCGATGCTCTTTTTCTGTGTCGCTTTCAAACTTTTCAGGAAAGCGTTTACGCATCGTATCGTCTATTCGACGATAATATTCTTGTGATGACACAGCAACGCCTTCTTCTTTAAGTTGCTCATGCAAAGCCAAAGCCATGCTAGTCATCAACTTATCCTCACCAAACCATCTGTTCTTTTGTTGCCATGAAACAGCGGTTGGGTCAGGACGAACGGCAGTATGTTGCGCCACCTGATGTTCGATTTGTACTTCATGTTCGCTGGGTTGTAAAGCAGAAGGACGGAAATTTTTAACTTTTTCCGCTTTCATTGCTATTTGTGTCAGCTTTTCCTGTGCTTCAAGAACTTTTTCAGAATCGCCGGACTCATACGCCTCACGATATTCTCGCTTGGCATCCTGCATTTCTAACTCAATTGTTTTAGATACAGAATCAATTACGTTCTTTTCCGTATCTGTCAAAGAACTTTTCAGCTTTTTGTTTTCCTCAAGAACCTTTTTAGCCAAGTCAATAGCCTCTTGCTCTCGACGGGCAAACGCTTCTTTCTCGCGGCGCTCATCATGGGCAAGCTTCTTTAATTGAAGTAGCTTATTTTTAACCTTGGTTGAGTAGTCTTCCAGCTCATCGTTATAAAGTTCTTCACGAATCTTCTCGGGAAGGGGTTCTTTATTCCGATCTTCTGGGGGCGTATCATCCTCGATTTCAATATCAATCTTATCCTCAACTTCCTGGATTTCCTCGTTTTCAATTTCATCGGGGAACTTAAATTCATTTTCCATTTGTGTACTCCTTATTTGCGCTTAATGCCGCGAGGATCATCCACGACTGCCTCTACGGTGTCGTCATAAATCATTCGGAACTCTTTACCATGAATGATTAAACGGGATCCTGCATTAGGGCGAACCAAAATAAAATCTCCTTTCTTGCACCAAGGGCCTGAAGGAAACTTCTTTGTGTCCGTATAACAATCTGGGCCAAGATCAACCACAAACAAAACAGTGGTTAATATTTCTTCGTGATGTACTGTAACGTCAGCCTTGATAAGACCGTTGTCAAATTCCTTTTCAACTTCAGGAATTGCACAAAGAATATGATACCCAGAAGGGCGGGGGAGTTGACTTGCTTTCTCTTCGTCGGTCTTGGATAGACTTCCGATTACTACTGGGTTGTCTGGGTTTGTAGCCAGAAGGATACTATTCGTCATCTGATTCCTCTAGATGTTGTTGTAGGTCTAGGATATCTCGACGGACGGTTAATAGACCTTGAACTTGACCGACCATCTTTTTGTACTCCGCAAAGTCCTGAGCCGATCCTGCGCCCAGTGCTTCTTGGAGTTGCAAAACTTTGTCATCTATCTTTTTGATTAGATGTGATAATGCTTTATCAATCATTGATTACCCCTGCTCAAACGAGCTTTCTCAATTGCCGCATTTAATACCGTCTTGGTATGATCAGCTACGGCCTTGGTTGCATTTGATTGTTGCGCCTTCTGCATATCTGCCTGAATTCGCATATGCTCCGTCTGTTGTTGTGCAGCAATACGTTGTTGCTCAACTTGCAACTGCTGCTGTTTAAGCTGTACGTCAGCCTGGTCTTTCTGTGCCTTACGCTGAGCTTCTTGTTGCTGAATCTGAAGTTCTTGCTGTTGCATCTGGATAAGCGGATCCTGTTGCAACTGTTGGTTCTGTGCCTGAGCTGCTTCACCTTTATGGATTTGCAACAACTGTTGGCTTGCCTGAGCAATAAGCCTAGACAATTGAACCTCAATATCGTCTGGCAATTCTTTGTCTGGGGGAGGAAGTGCTGCCCCAATCTGCTTCTCAATCTGTGCGCGATACTGAAACCCAAGGTGTTCAGCAATGTGCGCTTGTAAAGATGCCATGATCATATTGGCCTGTGGATTCTGACCAATAGTCTGCATAACTTTTGGATCCGTCATAAAGGCTTGGTGTGCCGCAATGTGTGCATCGTGATCTTGCGAGATAAATGCCTTTAGCGGTTTGCCGTTGACTGCCGATATGTTTTCCGAAATAGGATCTTTTGGCGTAGAGTCTTCCGATATTGGAATTAACTTATTGGCGTTCTTAACACCTAATGTATCCAACATCTGACGGTGCAAGTAAGCTAAGTCATAAATCTGAGGTGCTTGCTGCGCCATCTGCATCACAGCCTGATACTGTACAACCTTTTGTGACATGGTTGCGGCATTAGGATCTGATACAGGGATGACATCTACATCGTCATAATCCGATTGCTTAACCTGACGATCACCTTCTTCTGGTTCATACTCATACTCAGACGGGGTGTAGTCACGGATAATATCTTTGAGCAGACGAAGTTCTTGTTTCATTGAGTAATGAATACGAGCCTGTACTGCGCTCATTACTTTCAATGATCTTTCCAAGATTGCTAACGTGGTTCCCACTGGGGAATTGGCGTTCATATCCGCAACTTGGATATCTGCCGCAGAAGCAAAGCGGCGACCTTCTTCTACAATATTATTTAATAACTGGAACAGAACCTGACTTGGTTCCTTGTACGGCAACGGCATGATGTTGTCTTTCATCACACCGCTCGGTACATCTACATCTCTAAATTCGCCCGGAGCGATAGGTGTATCGTCACCCTTTACACGCAGCCCACGGGTTTTAAAGCCGCCCGGCAAGTTGGATAATGTTCCAGCATCGACGAGCTGACGTATAATAGAAGTGCCAGACTTAGCAAAAGCACCAATGAGATGGATAAGGCCAAGATAGTAGAAGCCAAAGCCCGGTATATAACCATAATGAACAAAGTGCTGTCTTTTCTGTTTGGTCTTATCTTCTGGTCGCCAGTTTCTGCGGATTGCCAGTACTTTTGCATTGCCTTTCTCCAGCGTCACAATATAAGGTAGCGCAATACCCGTAGGATTGCCATCTTCATCTAGATCTTCAAACCCAGGCAGGTCTAAATCTACGTTCATCTCCAGCAGTTTGTAGCGGTCATCCATCGTTGCACGGAATCCCATCTGTTCTGCTATCTTTTTCTCTACATCATCTAGCGTATTGCTAGGTTCACCCAAATCTATGTCCCGATAAAACCCAGCAACCTGCAATTTCCGCAGTTCGTTCTCGGTTTTCCGCATAACATGGGTTACGCGAGGGGAAGTTTCTATATTACTAGCGCCATAAGGTACAACAATGTCCTCTGCTGGTACAAATACGGACACTTGGCGGTCTAAACTTGGGTCAAAGTACACCTTTTTAAACGCATTACCCGATAAACCCAGACCCCAAATCATTCTTTCATGCTCTGGACGGAACTCAGTCATCACATCCGTGAGCTGATAGTTCATATCTTCCTGAACTCTACGTGCTGCTTCCTTTTTTTCTGGGGTTTCTTTGCCGATAATCTGCGTTTTTACTGGACCTGCCGCAGGAAACGTAGACATAATCGTTTCTGCTTGGAACTTTACCAGCGCTTCCGACAACATTGGGTGGTAAACACCGCAAGCACCAGGCCAAGGCTCGATTCTTTCCTCTATTTTCATGCCCAAAAGTTCTAGCCCGTCTACATAAGTCTGCATCCAGTCCTTACGGCTAGATACATCGTCGTCATAATCACCAATTAAATCCATCGCAATGGTAGAAAGCTCACCTTCATCCATATATTCTGCGATGTTATCGTTAAATCCAACAGAATCCGCCTCTGGAATGATCTCAATCTCCAGCCCGTCCATACCGATTTTTACCGATTCTGGATTCTCAATCTCTATTTCTATATCAGGTTGCGGTAATAACGACTCCATACCCTGCGGAGCTTCATATAAACTTTTATCTATCATATCTATTCCTTAATAATACGCACGTTTGCGCCTGAAGCTTTGGAGTTCGTCCTTTTCATCAGAGTCCAAGCGGATAAATCCACCCTTTCTGAATCTAAGTAATGCTTGAGTAGCGGAGTCAACCAAGTCATCGTGATCAGAATTTGGAAAAGAAGCCATCTCTTCTACCACTTCTTGCGCCCATCTTGTAGGCGGCGCCCAGACCTTCCCAGAAGCAAATAAATCTGCTACAGCATTTACCCTTACAATCTTATCATTCCCTCTGGTGGGAGTAAACTCTTGAACCGGAATACCCATCTGCCGTAATTCCGCAATCAACGGCGCACCCGATGCTTTAGCTTCCACAATAAATGCGTCTGGCTCCCATTCCATGTAATGTTTGTACGCTACAGACTTCAGCTCTGGGAACTCCATCCTATCCTTAAACGCATCCAACAATATAATATTTGGCGCAGACTCATCCTCATTCTCGTAGAATATCCCCCACGTAGTACACGCAGAATAGTCCGACCGTTCATTTTTAGTAAACGCCGTATCCCAACTCTGGATAGTAAACTCGCACCTCGGGGGCGTATCACTCTCCCAAGTCTTCCACCATTCCCGCTTTACAATTGCACCCTCTTCCGAAGTGGGCTGCTGCTGGTACTGGGCGTTCCACTTAGACGGTGGCAGTTCAGACTTCAGCGCCTGTAATTCCTCCAGACTCCAGAACTGAGGCCACAAAGGATTACCCGATGGCAGAATTGCAGGGAAGTCTATCACCTCCCAGTCATCGTTCCCTTCCTTTTCCGCAGAGCTTTGCAAGATCCTACCCGTAAGATCCCGCTTACTCCAGCGTGTCATAACTACAACAATCGCCCCACCCGGCTGTAAACGCTGCCGTGGTCCAGACGTATACCACTCATATACAGAGTCAAATATCTCAGGACTACTCGCCGCTAACTTAGCTTCCTGTTCAGAATGTGGGTCATCTATTATCAGCAGATCCGCGCCCTTACCTGTTACCGTACCCCCGACCCCGATAGCGAAATACTCGCCGTTCATATTAGTAGACCAGCGCCCCGCCGCCTTAGAGTCTGACCGCAAACTCACATTCGGAAACACCTTGGCATACTGATCACTATCCACAAGGTTCCTTACCTTCCTACCAAAGCCAGTCGCCAGTTCCGCCGTATTAGAACACTGGATAATCTTCTTACCCGGATACTTACCCAAGAACCACGCCGGTAAAAGATAAGAGGCAAACTCAGACTTGGTATGTCGCGGTGGCATATTAATAATCAGCCTTTTTAATTTCCCTTCCGCAATCTCCTGGAACTTCTTAGCCATCACCTTATGGTGTCTACCATCCACAAACCCAGGCCACATCTCATGGACAAACTTATCAAAATCACTCTGCGCCACTTCCCGCTTCAGACTCGCCTCGTAATCATTCAACATAGCAAAAAAGCTATCCTGCTCATGGGAAGGCAACTTACTAATAATATCCGCTATCGCTTCTACATTCATTCTATATCCCGAACCCGCACATACACCGGTCGTATACTCCTCGCCCGTCTAGGAACCCTACGGCATATCCCCAACTCACATAACCGATTCATCGTCCTATTCACATTCCCCCTCCCCTTATCCCCAGTAATAGACATAACATCATCCACGCTCGGACCAAATCCAAACTTCTTCCACCACTCATCTATCACCAGAAAAATCTGCTTCTGCTTCTCTGTCATCGGCTTACTTAACGCATCCTCAAATTTCATTTTTATATACCCCTACCCATTTTTTATTACAAAAAATAAGGGGGTACTTTCCTATACATAATTCCCATTCTATATAACCAAAATTCATATAGACCACCCCCCTATATGAAAAATGTCACTGTAACATTGTTACAGTGAGAATTATTCTTCAATAAAATCAATAACTTACAAGGGTATTTTTGCGTAGTCACGGTTGGTCTATGGATTCTATGGGTGATTCAGTGTGTGGAATAGTATGCGTAGTCGTGACGCGCGAGGCCTCGGTCGCTTCGGGGGGTGGCGTACCGGTGGGTGAGTCAGGGGTGGAATCTGGCAAGGGATTGGTGTCGGCTATTTCTGCGAGTAATGACTCTGCATCGTCCGCCTTGCTTGGCGTTATGTCTATAACATTGATTGATTGCGATTGCATAACGGATTGTAGGCGCTCCAATAGTCTAGCCTTGATATCGCCAGACTGCGTGACGTTTACTGACTCGCTGCGCTGTATAAATGCATCTACGCCATTGACTGTACCGAGTAGTTGCAGGGCTTTGATACGTTGAGCGTACGGAACATCTTCATTTAACGAGTGCTGCGTAAGTTGATGGATTACCAAAGCACGAAGTTGAGCAGGATTTTGGTACGCCTGAGCCTCTAATGCCGCTTGTATGGCCTGCACTTCCATAGCGATACCAGAATGCTGTGCTAACTTACTTCCAGCGTTACCTGCCGTTTTTGGTTTGCTATTCTGGCTATACACTTTTCTGTATGCCCCAGCTTTAGTTTCACCTAATGCCAACTCCTTAGCAAATGCCTTTTGTTTTGCTGTCAATTTTGTTTGTTTGCTTTGTGTGCCGAGTAATAACGTAGCCATCGGGATATTGTTTAGTCCCTCTGATATTTTTTTACGACTGAGCTTAGTTGCCATGAGTGATGCGGGCTTTTTAATTTTCGAGTGTTGCGATACTTTGCGCGGGTTTGAGTGGGTACAAACGGAGTATATAACCATTACTGGCAATTTGTACAGTACTGTAATCAATATCACTACTGTATATACAATTAGTCTTAATCTGTAATTAACCCTGGCTTTTAAAAATAAAAAGTCTAAAACGTGGTTTTACGCTGTTGACAAAGTGTAAGATTATTACTGTAGTGCCAATTTTTTAACGTAACGAAAGCCCAAGGGGATAAATAATGCTGAATCATTTAGAAACTCACCGCGCAGGTAGTTTTGGTTATTATAAGCCGCACCGGCGCGGGACTATTGACGTTTACTTCGACACCAAGCGTTACGTCTACGAGCGTCCAGCCAGGTTTACTCACGCGATTAAAAAAGACTGGAAAATTGCTCTGGCCTGTGCATTTGATGGGCGAGTGACTGGGACTGCACCTGTTTATAGAATTCTTTAAGGGGTTAATTATGAGCATTTATACAGACAATGGTTACGAGAGCCGCCGCGACTATCTAGAATCACTCGCTGATGATTTTGGATTAAAACTGGATGTTGTACTTACACTTGCCTGTTTTTTGGGTGCATCAGAGGATTTTGACGGGCTAGTAACTGAGCTGGACAATATATCTATGCTGGAAGAATACCAGCGCGACTAGCAATACTGACGAGCCGTTATGCGGCGAAACGGGCTATGCCCGTCTATTGCAAACACTTAAGGGGAAATTATGCAATTAAGCTACCAAGTGCAACATTTTACGCTTTGCGATGGTTGGGTCAATTGCTGGCTTGACGACAACGAAAACCTGATTATTTTTAGCAGCGAGAAAAAAGCAAGGGATTATTTAGAGTCTTATATTCAGGATCAGCATGAGTGTGTCGATCAGGGATTGATGGATTATAAATATTCAATTGATGAATACAGAGTGGTTACAGTTAAATATTAATTTTTTGCAAACCAAGGGGATAACATGAAACAAAACGTTACTTTTAGTGATTTTATTGACGCTTTCAGAGGCCGCGGTAACCAGTTTACATATGACGGGCTGGCCTTGTTGTTCGATTATCTGGAGTCATACGAACAAGATACGGGCGAGGATCTGGAACTGGACGTGGTGGCCTTGTGCTGTGACTATGCAGAGTCAACCGCCGCCGAGTTGATCGACCAGTACGACATATTCGAGAACGGCGAGCCGGAGGATGAGGACGAAGTAAAGGCCGCGATAATCGAATATCTGGAAAACGAAACGGCGTTTTTAGGCGTGACAGATAGCGGCTCGTTTGTTTACGCGCAATTTTGAGGGGCTTGCAATGTCTAAGACATGTGTTGATTTAATCATAGTTAAAGAGCCGGACGGGTTTATGGCTATTAGTGGGGAGGATAGCGGCCTAGAATACTTGACCGACAAAGCCGGAGATAATCTATTCGATCAATTCGATGATGCTATTCAGGTCGCAATT